TACCTCATAAAGTAGAGTGTGAAGTCCTCGAGAAGAATAAGAGGTTCATGAAGGACCTCAAGAGGTACTATCGGGACATCGAGGAGTTGAAGAAGGCTCTGGAAGCTTAACCACGATTTTAGTGTCACCGAGAACCTCTTTCAAAATAGTTGCTTTAGTGCGCGCATATTCACGTCCATATACACGTCTAGCTTCTTTATTCTTCTCGTAATATTCTCTTTGCTTTTGTTTAATGATTTCCTTATTTTGTTCTTCATACTTTTTCTGATAAGCCTTCTTCACTTCGGGATCCTTGTGAGGCATTCTTATATAGACTGAGAAAGTTATTTTTAACCTAATTGAATAGTATACTTTTCCAAAGTAGAACGTTTAGGCAACTTACCTGTTTCTTTCATTTGACGAATCACCTTTTGACGGGCATGGTTAAATAAAAAGTTTGAATCTTCTTGATGATCATATACGCATTAAAGACCCCCGAGGAGCGTAAAAAAACTGGTTTCATATAGTACATGTCACCTCACTTTATACGTTGATGCACGAGAAATTATATATCCCTTAAAAGTAGAATGAAGGTTCATATCGTCGGAGCTGGACCCACTGGGATGTCTCTCGCGTGGGAATTACTCAAGTCAGGAGAACACCAGGTCACGATATACGATCGAAAAATGTCAGCGGGTGGTTCGTGGTGGGAACCGAGTGAAGAAGTCAGAGATCTTCATGCACACCGGATCGTGTTCGATCGCGCGTATATCAATACACAGTCACTCTTCAAAGAGATGGGTATCTCGTGGGATACCATATTTCAACCGGCAGATGGAGACCATGTATGGTTCGCCCTACGTTCTCTCAGTGTCAAAGATTATGGAACTCTCATTGCTTTATTTTCAAAAGTACTCTCACAATCTACAAAATACAAGTCCATTTCATTGAAGGAGGCTGTGGGAACCTTGAGTGAAAGTGGCCAAGCTGTCATCGAACACCTCCCACTCATCATGGATGGTGTGACTTGGAATGTCATGTCAGCCTATGAATTCGTTCACAACATAGATCACGTCGGTCTCTCCAGACCTACACGCAACGCGTTTCAAGTAAAGTCATGTGTGATGCGATGGAAAACGCAGTCATGGAAGCGGGTGGAAATTTTGTGTTTAACACCGAGTTGGAAAGTGTTTCGTACGGTGAAAATAGTTACATCGCCAAGTTTTCGGGTGGGAAGCGTATACAAGATGGTATGCTCTTTTTATGTCTCGATAACAGTCCAGCCTTGAAACTACTCGCAGATAATTGGGGACCTGACGCTGACAAGAAATTGAGGGAAAGTACTTACGGAGCTATAAACGTTCTCTTAGATTATGAAGATCCTATTACGATTGAAACAGATCTCGAGATTGCTACAAAAACGAGATGGAATCTTCAACCGAAAGTTCTCTCAGATGGTAAAACGGTTTCGTGTGTCATATGTGATCTCTCCGATGATGTCTTGCGATACGACCCAGCTGGATTGAAAGCAGAGGTACTGAATCAACTCAAGCTCCCAGAACCTCGGGATATGCGTATCGGGTGGGGTGCGCATTGGAAAGGTAAAAAATGGGAATTCACACAGTCCTCGGGGGTTCTCAGTCTCCACGGACAACTCCCATTTTTCGGGAAATGTTCCAAGGTGGCCATGTGTGGTATGATGTCCCCTAGAAAGACACCCTATTCGAGTATCGAGGCGGCTGTGGAAGTGTCTAGAGCCCTCAGTCACCAACAATTTGGGACGCGAGAACCTCTTCAACCTATTCTTCTGTCACAGGTTGTGGTACTCACAATTGTGGTACTTATAGTTTTATTCTAATTTATCGTAATAGTACCAATGAAGTTCGTCACCAAAGTATACGAACCCATGTACGAGCACACGAAAAAAGTATATCCGTTCACGGTCCCAAAAGTGTCGGAATGATAGAGCGATGCATGCGAATAGGATACACCTCCTCACGAATACGAGTGTGAGTGACCCACTCGATGGTCGGGTTCTAAAGTGAAGGTCCCGTTCCGGTATAGGAGAGTGATGTGTAAAGTTACGGGGCGTCCGCTACAGTCTCTTATACGGGATGATGAAGTTGAAATCGAAGTGGAATTCAAAGGTATTTGGAATACAGGAGATTACTCCGGATTTTCTTGGATACTATCGAGTTGTTCAGTCGTGGACTGATTGGGGTCATTGGGGAGTTCAATTTGGGTGAGACCACCCTTCTTGAATCCCTCGAAGGTCTGGAGCATACCCTGTTGTCTAAACACTTCCTGGGTCAGCTGCTCGATGTGTAGACGAAGATTATTAATATTCTCTTCAACGTCTATGATAGGCATATTCTACTCATTTAAAGTTTATCCTCTTTAAATAAGTATGCTCACGAGAACTGGGTACCTAGTTACTGAAGGCCCAATTCAAGAAATTAAAAAGGAACTCACAGTAAGACCAGTAGTCAACGGGGATTATGGGTTTCCTCCACCGCCTTTCAAAGTTTTCAGACCAACTAAGAATGGAGTGTGCGTTCCAAGATTCTATGGAACTTCTAAACTTGGAGAACCCCGAGAAGACAAACGACCCGAACCTGTTAGAATCCGGACCAAGTTCGTCGGCCAACTCCGAGACGCCACCCACCAGAACGAGGCACTCGCAGCAGCAATTCAAGCAGGCCATGGTGTCCTTTCTTTACCATGCGGCTACGGCAAGACAACGGTATCCTTGGCCATAGCGTGTAAATTGGGGTACCGAACGATGATTGTCGTCCACAAACAGTTCCTCGCAGACCAGTGGCGTGAGCGCATCCAACAGTTTTGTCCAGGTGCCACGATCGGTGTTGTCCAGCAAACAAAAAGGAGATGGACTGTGACTTTGTCATCGCGATGCTTCAGTCCCTTTCCCTCACGATATAGTTTCTCGGATTTGATACTGTGGGACACTCATCGTAGATGAGCACACATATTGTGCGAAGGTGTTCAGTCAGAGTCTCTTCAAGCTGTGTCCTAAGCATATCTTCGGACTCTCTGCAACTCCAGAACGAAAAGATGGACTCACCAAAGTCCTTCATTGGTTCATGGGTCCCACATTCTTCGCGGTCGAGAGAAAAAATCAAGAACAAGTTGAGGTGTTTCCGATAACGTTCGATTCAGCCAGTTACATGAACCCACCACCCTCCATGCGAAACGGGAAGATTTCTATGCCCAACATGATCACCCAGATTGTCGAGGACCGTCAGAGAAACAAGATGTTGGTGGAACTCGTGAAGAAGGCTTCCGCGGGGACGAGACAACTCCTCGTCTTGACTGACCGAAGACACCACTGTGAATTTCTTCACCAATGTTTCCCCAAAACATCTGGACTCTACATGGGTGGTATGAAGGAGGTGGCACTCCAGGAATCCTCTAAGAAGAAAATCATCTTCGCGACGTTCAGTCAAGCCCACGAGGGTCTGGATATTCCAACACTCGATACGGTCATTCTGGCCAGTCCCAAGTCGGACATCACTCAAAGTATTGGAAGAATCATGAGAGAAACAAAGGGGAAGAAGAATTCGCCTCATATCTATGATGTGCACGACCCATGGTCAATCTTCACGTCTATGTATTACAAACGAATGAAGGTGTACCGCCAAGGTGGATTCAACATTCACGGAAAGGTCGTAGAGGAAACGAAGAGCGACTTCCCCCAGGGAAAGTGTTTGTTTTTATAATCTGAACATCTATTAAATGTCTGGTGCATTAATACAACTCGTGTCCAAGGGTGTTCAAGATGTATACCTCATGAGCGATGAGGGACATTCCTTTTTCCGAACGAAGTTTGCTCGGCACACAAACTTTTCACAAGCTCCGAAGTATATAAAGACTATTTCTGATAAGGATACGTCTATTATTATTCCCGTCCTCGGAGATGTCATTAATGGATTGTGGTTCGAGGCTGACAGTAATAGTGTCCACAACATCGCCTCGAACCTCTTTTACAATTCGACGATCGATCTTTTCATAGGTGGTCAAAAAATTGATTCCCAACATTTCGATTATTACAGTGAAATATGGCCGAATTACCTGGCGGATACGTACAATAAGTCACAAGAACTCAATAACAAGGCTTCACTTTCCAATAAATTCTTCGTCCCCCTTCACTTTTTCTTCTGTGATCACAAAGCCTTCTTACCTCTAGTCGCACTTCAAAATCATCAAGTCGAAATACGAATTAATTTCGATCAAACTACTCTCGGAATCATTCCAGCGGCCGAAAAGAAGGCGAACATGTATGGCAACTACATTTACCTTGACACAGAGGAGCGTGAGGCACTAGTGAAACGTTCGTTGGACTTTGTCATTACACAGACACAACGTGCAGAATTCCCTTTGAACAGTATAATAGACAACACGACCGACACTGGTGGATACAATACCCTCGATATCTCTCTCTTCAATCACCCAGTAAAGTCACTCTTTTTCGGTTTTGGGACATCCCAAACCAATCCTGCAGCAGATCGTTTTTCGTTCATAAACGCAGACATGTACATCAATGGGACATCGCTCCTCGAAAATATGAGTCCGGTCTATTTCCACACAGTTCAAAATTATTACAAATCTACATATGGTAGAACGTATTACAATATGCCATCACATTCACCTACGTTCACGAGGTACTTCGCGTATCATTTCTGTATGAACGCATCGGAATATAACCCATCGGGTAGCTGTATTTCAGTCGACTCGATAATGCGAAGATATACTCCGGGTGTAGAGGCGGTTACCGACCATATGTGTATGTGTATGCTGTAAACTATAATGTACTCAGGATCAAGGATGGTTTAGCTGGAATTTATTCGGTAATTAATGTATATGGCGACACAGGCGAATGGCATTCTCGTGACAGCCGGCCAGATTTATGTCAGTAGTTTAGATGCCGCACCCAGAGAACAAGATGTTATTTCAGGTGTCGCGAGTATCCAAGCTGGTGAGATCACAGCCGACGAGATCACAGTATCGAATCTCAATCTGTCAGGTTCATTGACTGCCACGGGTAATATGAATCTAACAGCTTTCACCAATGTTTTTCAAATGAGTGTGAAACAAATGGGTATAGATGTTATCACCCCAAGTCACGATTTTCAAGTTGGTGTATCTGATGTTATCATTGATCGTCAAAGACCAAATATTGTACAAGTGACTGGTAATGTATTATCCACAAATGTAACTACATCCAATATTCTTAGAACTGATAATAACAATTTTTTTGTGGATAGTGTTGATTCCAATGTTTTAAAAGTTACTGGTAATACATACTCCACAAATGTCACAGTGGGTCAAACACTCGTAGTGGGTCCAGATGTATATACCAGTAGTGATATAGTCGTATTTCAAAATGGAAATGTCGCACTCGAATCCAGTAACCTTAATATAGTTGGGGATGTGAGGGTGGATGGTAATGTATTCATCACCGATTATTTAACCTATTTAGCCGCGAACAACCTGATCGTGTCCAATGCGGTCATTCAAATGGCTGATGGATTTCCGGGTGGTGCGTATGATAACGGTCTTTTCATGACTGATCACCCTGGTGTGGAAGCGAATTTAGTTTTTGGATATTCTACGGCGAATACAGAATTCTTTTTTTCGAGAACGTTCGAAAGTGCCTACACATTTGGTGGTCCTGGGCAACAGATGATTACAATGGATTCAAATGCTGTGAATGTCCATGTGTATGGTAAATTTTATACAGAAGGTGTTGTGGGCATTGCAAATAACTTACCTACACATACTTTATGTGTGGGATCCAATGTGTTCTTTGAAGATACAGGGTCGAATGTAATGTTTGCGAATGGTAACGTCTTCATACAGCAACTCAATTTGGGTGACGGTGGTCTCGTCAGTACAAACGACTTGTTTCAAATTGATGGGTCTTCCCTAACACCTGTGGTTTTTGGTTCCAATGTTCAAATGAAGGCGCTCCGGACAGATGGAACATTCCCATCTGGTGTGTCAAATCTTTTACCCATCGATGATTTTTCAGTGGGTGATAAAGTTTTCGCCAATCTCACATCTGGGAATGTATTAACGGTCGTAGGTAACACTGTGACCACAAATCTCCAAACTCAGAGTCTTTTTCCGC